GCCGTATTTCCTTATTTAAGTTTTCTTATATTGTGAGGTAGTGTACGTTGACTCGTTGTACAATTTAATTCAGAGGTTAGTTTCAAACCACGATGATTCTGGTGTTCAGTGACACGTGCGTAGTCAATTTTGTTATGCGAGTACGTACCACATACAAACTGTGCTAGAGTGCGTCTCGATTCTTGTAATGACTTCGGTGCGAGAGAGGATTGGACATTGCGGATTTGAGATCAATGAGATTGTCTCTATCCTCTCGGGTCTTTAGGAAATCAACTGTCGCTCGGAACGTCAGTGTACTAACCAGAATATACGTTGCAGGACGAGTGCTTGCGAGTCGTAGAAGGATCGTCGGATTCTGCTCACTACGGCTTCGTGACTGGCGCTCGAGTCGGGATCGGACTCTGCATCGACCACAATTGCATTCACTGTTATGGCAGCTAATCATGGCATAGACAGACGTTTCAGTGAAATTAGCAGCGGAAATGACCCCAGAAAACACCCATAGTGGCCCGAGAACCGGAAGACACTCAAACTCCAGCTGGACGGTCTGTATAAAGTCGATTGTTCGATCTATCGAACGATGGAGAAGAAGAATCAGCAGTAAATCATGCGCATCGTTGCGTGCACAGGCGGCACTACGGGGCACTCGGCGTGTAATTCGGAGTGCTAAATATCTGAGACTTCCATACTTAGAACTTATGGAGATTGTTCCACTGAACATTAAGCTGCAGAGATCGTCAAACTCGAGACAATCGAGAATGCCCGAAAGGACTTCGTTCGGGTAACGGCTAAAGAATAGCTTCATTGGTAAGAAGCAATTCATCGTGGGCTAGCAAGGGCAACCTGACGTTCCTAGTTTCTTTATATGCCGACAGAAGAGACGTTTATCTTGGTCCTAAGTACGAGACGTGTCGACGAGATTCTGTACGTACCGGACAACATCGGACGTAATGAGACTGGCGACGGACGGCGGGAATTTTGCGTGTGCCACCTGATGGATACGACTTCTAGCGAGACACGGTCCACAAAAGTCACAAGAACCGATTTCGCACCCAAAAACGGTTTTCGCCTGATCGCGATCAAGGTTTGCAGCTATTATTAGTAGCGCCTGCATGCATCTAGTGCTATCCAATAAGGCAGTTTCGTTGATGAGCATTCGCCATTCATGGTCAGCCAATTTATCTTTTGTCACGTCTATTCCAAGGCCGATTAGTATGTCCTTTTGTGAGCTGAGTAAATGCATTGCGTGGATCAGGTCAGTGAACTCTACGTCAATAATTTGTAGTCCTAGTTTCTTTAAATGTGGAGTCGCTTTGATAAGCTGATTACAACAGTCTAAGAAAACAACTTTGCTATTGACTTGTGCAACTTAATAGCAATTTGAGGTTGCACTACCAATGTAACAGACAACGCGATTAACGACAGTAGAAGTATGCTAATTGCGGAGAGCCAAAGCATATGTCCCGGCGTCATCGTTTTCTTGCTCATCCTCCGACTCACTATCGCTTATGTCAGTGTTATAGTCAAGATTGAATCTGGTCAACTTACCACCATTACTTTCAAAGTCTGCTTTCTCGAGATCAGTCGGATTCTTTCCGACACCATAAGTCGCAATGTGCAACTCGTGCGCTCGACGGAGCGGAGACTTCAAGAGGAGAGTCTCGGATTGGATTGCATCGAGATTCTTCTTGGCGGTATTATAAGCCAAGGTTAACAGTCCTACTCGTTCCTCCAATAGATTAATAATATCCGACGATCGACGAAGCATAATGTCCACATTCATATTCAGGAGGCACTCGTCAATCCTTTTCTTG